CCAGGGACTGCAGAACTTAAAATGATCGTTCAAGATAGTCTACTGGCCCCACTGTTCTTTCAAATCAAGAAAATGGCGGACCAAAAGGTCAAGCTGTTCGGCAAGAAATCCTTGTCCAAGGAAATGTTCTCGGATAAAGACCATCGTGAATACGTTAGAAACATGTTTACGGACACCAACACTCCACTGGGGACCAGATACGTAGCATACCAGATGCTGTTGAGAGGGAACGACTTCTCGGAAAGAACCATGAAAATGGCACTCACGACATATGTCAAAGACCTCACGAGAATCTTGAAGTCGTCGCCCAAGACTACCGATAATATGACCGTGTTCCGCGGAGTTCTCACGAATACCCTAGGAGATAAAAAGACATTCACCTCCAAGGATTTCATATCTACGTCGATATCGATGGAAATAGCCGGGGCATACTCAGAGTCCAAAAACGGCAAAGGGAGAATTCAGCGCATCGTGGTTCCCAAAAGATTCAATGTCCTGGCTCTGTGTATCGTGAACCCATTCGGTGACTCCGGCGAACTCGAAATCCTATTGCCCCCTGGTAGGTACGAAGTTGTATCCACCGGGGACGTGAGGGAACTAAAAGGAATCAAGGTAACGACGAACAACCTGAAAAAAGTGTAATCAATTTAACAAAAATATTAACGCACAAATATACAACATGGAAATCGCCAACTACCCCAAGTACCTATGGGTCAACAACCAGGTGGTGACCAAGGACCGTAAATTCCCCCTGACCCCCCGCACCGGGAAATATACTCAATTCTTCCTGGAAGATCTCAACGGCCACACGCGGTTCGTGTCTGCTCGCGAGCTGAAAACTCGCGTCGTGGAACGTCTCGAAAAGAAGAGCAAGGGTCGCGTGGTCACCCATGTCTCTGGCAAAGTGTATGACTCTATCAAAGAGGCCCGTGAAGCCACTGGGTTGTCCGATGCCAAGCTGAAATCTCACCCAGATTACACCATTGCGTAAAATAATATACTGAAATATCATAATGGGCGGAGCTTTAACACAACTGGCCGCGTATGGCGCACAAGATCTATATCTCACAGGAAGCCCTCAGATGGCTTATCGGAAGGAAAATTTTACAAATAGTTTCACGTTAAAACATGCTGCTATATTCGCCGGTGCGCTAAGTCTGGCTATCATATATTTTTACATGAAGAGAAATAGACTTCCATTAATCCTTATCGTGACAATCGGTGTGATTTTTACACTCATACGATATTAAACGACATCATATGTTTATGACTTTGTTTTCGTTCAAATGACATCTATTGCATTTGAATGTGATTTATTTACATGAATACTATCCTTGATGTTAACCAGAACAGCAACCCGCCCCACGTGGCATCCGCGATAGCGGTCTTAAGGTCCCAATTATCAATCAACGCGTAATTAGTGCCGTCGTATATAGCGTATGCCAGGAAACCGAGTAAAAACGCATCCCATCCCGAGGATTCCCTAGTGATAAACTGGTTGAAGAGTAGAATCATAGCAGCGTATGCAACCACAGCACCCCCCGGTCTTATTTTCATAGCACTCCCTTGGATGTTTTGTATCATCGAAGAGAACGCATTGCCAGCGACGAGCCATATCCAGATACCGTCTAAAACAAGCATCACCGCAGCGATCTTGACAAGTGCCACGGGGTCCATTTCTCTATTAAATAGATTATTTTATCATTAACTTAAATAAAACAAACAGCTAAGCGTATACAATGTTATTCATAGCTCATCGTGGAAACGTGAATGGCCCTGGCGCGTCAGAAAATTCGCCGTGTCATATAGATAAGGCGTTGTCTATGGGATACGAGGCAGAGGTTGACGTGTGGATAGGTGACAATAGCCTTATATACCTTGGCCATGACATGCCTCAATACAGGATAGATGCTCAGTTCCTAAAAGATCGGCGCCGAGTTCTGTGGTGTCACGCAAAAAATATCCACGCTCTGAAATGGCTCGTTGAAAACGATTTCAATACGTTTTTTCATGATACTGATGATTATACTTTGACATCCAAAGGATATATATGGGCTTACCCCGGTAAAGTACTCGTTAAAGGTAGTGTATGCGTAATGCCGGAGATGGCTGAGGACCCTTCGTATCTTGAGAAGAATAAGGATATCATATACGCCGTCTGCTCCGACTATGCCCCGAAGTTTTGCAAATAGTTATCAAGGTCCTCTGGCGTCCCAATCCCCCACATTCTGGGGCACATGTGCGTCTTCACAACGCCTCCCTCGAGTATTACTTCGTTATAGATAGGGCAATTGTAAAATTCATTATTCGTGCGGATATTCTTCGCAATCATCGAGTCCGCGCATCTCACAAACTGAGACCCCTTGGAGAAGTAATACAGACCTGTTGTTGCCAGGTTAGAGATAACCTTCTTCTCTGCGACCTCAGTAACCTTTCCATAGACGTCGGTCTTTGCATACGACCATTTTGGATGGTCAGCTTCGAAACACGATATGAGACCGTCCACGCCCTGAGTTTCTACCAAAAACTCGTATGGATCCCACTCTAAATACTGGTCGCTGTTCGCCAGCATCATCGGGCTATCGTTGTCTATAATATCTCGTACTTTAAGCACCGTGCAAGCAGACCCCTCGGTGAGCTCGTCTATAGTACGGATAGTATAATTACCACAGGTGACTTCTTTAATGGTATTTTCAATATCATACTGTTCGACGTGTTGCTTCATTGCGATGAATATGTAATGAGCGTTGATGTTCATGTTCTCTACAACAACCTGAATCATCGGCTTCCCATTAACGTCAATAAGCGGCTTGGGAAGTTTATAACCAACGTTTGCAAACCTGGAACCCAGACCTGCCATCGGTATCACTATGTTCAGTTTCTTGGTGTTGCCTCCGTTGTTGATATATGTGATGTAATTGAGTATGCGTTCTAGAATGACATCATCCGGGTTCCTAACTGGGAATACGTGACACCCACTGGCGTTGGCAGCTGTTTTACCAACAAAAGAATCCTCGACTATTATACATTCCAAAGGAGTTACGCCGAGTTTCTTTACACACTCTGTATAAATCTCGGGATCTGGTTTTGGGTGTGTCACGTCGTCGTTAGACAGATACATATCTACGTATTCGGCAAGACCCTTGCGTACCAAAACATCCTCAACAGTTGCCGCGATCGAGTTGGATGCAACGGCTATTTTATAACCAAGCTCTTTAAGAACAGACATAATATGTATTTTCTGGTTATCTTTGCCCATCGAAGAAATACTTTCGAGGAAAAATTGTTGTTTTTGCTCCCACACCTGATTGTGGTATTCGGAAGACAAACCGCGCTCTTCCGTTAGCTTTTGAAGCTTTTTCCTGGTAGGAATTCCATTGAATTTGTGCTCATCAGCAGAAGAAATTACATATTTTTCGTCTACATATGACAGTGCCCTGTTAAAGGATTTAAAATGGAGGTCTACGCCGTCAAAAAGAACGCCGTCGAGGTCAAAGATCACTGCCTTCACAGTCATTTACTATACTATGTTCAGATTCTATTAAGTTATTTTAAACGAAGAGCTTTATTAATTTCATATTCCCATCTCTTTGGATTGAGGGAGTAATTCAGATCAAACCTTTGGACCTTAAGGCCTGTATCGACGATGTGGACATTAAGAGTTGTCTCGGGGTGAACATCCTCGTTAATAAACCCATATTTTAGATATTCTTCGATATTATCATAAACTCGCGAATATTTGAACATTGCTGCCGGGGTTCCAAATGCCATTTGGTCATTAACACCCTCATAATCATATCCACTAGGGATGAAAACGACGTTGTCTTTATCATGACGTTGCGCGGAAGCGGAAAGGTCTATATCTTCCGTACACACGATATCCGCTCTCGCATATAGAATAACATCATAATCGTCCAGGGGTACCAGGTCGACTGCTAATTTTAAATTATAAAACATCGACTGTCGGTTACGTATATTTATATTCGAGTATTGCTCCTGTGCTTGCATATCTCCAAATATGTATTTCTTGATTTTATACAAATCAACAAACTTTTGGTAATATTCGTCTAATTCTGTACTTATGGAACAGTAAAAATCTACATCGTACTTGTCAGAAAGTTTGTCAAACCACTCATACGACTCGTCATAGCATGTCGCCCGCCCCGAAAAAACAACGGCGACACGAAGCTTATCCACAGCCATTATATACGCGTGTGGATAATTATTTAATTAGAAGCCTTATTAAGTTCATAGGCATACCTTCCTGGGTTGAGAGAGTAATTCAGATCAAACCGACGAACCCTCAGTCCAGAAGAGTCAAGGTGGGCCTTAAGAGTTGACTCCGGATGAACATCTGCCAAATCATCCGACCGTTTACATTCGCCGAGATTATCAAATACCCGTGAATATTTGAACATTGCCGTTGGGGTGCCAAATGCCATCTGGTCATTCACGCCGCCATGATCGTTATTACTTGGGATAAAAACGACGTTGTCTCTGTCTTGTTCATGCACTGCAAGCGAAAGATCTATATCTTCAGAGCATACGATGTCTGCTCTCGCATACAGAATAACATCATAATCGCCCAGGGGTACCATGTCGACTACTGATTTTAAATTATAGAACATCAACAGTCTATTGCGATGATTATCATTCGTGAAAACTATACCCAATGGCATGTTTTCAAATTTATATTTCTTGATGCCATATAAATCAACAAACCTCTGGTAATGTTCATCCAATTCTGTGCTTATAGAGCAGTAAAAATCTACCGCGTACTTATCAGAAAATGTGTTGAACCACTCATATGACTCGTCATAGCATGTCGCCCGCCCCGAAAAAACAACGGCGACACGAAGCTTATCCATGGGCATCATATCAATTCTGCTAAACTCTATATTTACCTCGTTATTACACCAATCATTAGATACTACGCCGTCCACGCGAAACCCATTGTTCTTTAGGAAAATAATCGCATCGTCTACTATATATTTCTGGTCCTTGTATAGCTTTGTGTCGTGTCTAGTCGCCATTTCGATAACTCCTCGCTTTATCTTCCGCAAGTGTTCGCCCATGCCAAACAAAACCTCCATGTCCTTCCCCTGAGTGTCGCAGTGAAAGAACTCGATTTCTTGGATGTCGTTCGCCTCTATAAAACCATCCAGGCGAATAACATCGACTTCAACCTGGTCCGTCACCTTAAAATCAGTTCTCCCTGGCCATGTGACTTCAAGATTATCACTGAAGGTGTTCAGGGACGAGCAACCCCAGTCCTGATTGCCTGAAATAAAGAATGTAGACTTGCCGTTATAGTCCGCAACTGCCTTATCAATGACATGATAGTTCTTAAGACCCGCGGATTGTCCAACCAGGATACGAACCAATTCTGGCGTAGGCTCGAAGGCATATACGACCGCGTCGTCCCCTGCATAGCGCATCATAGATTCACCGGTGTTGGCGCCGACATCAAAGTATACTTTCATCGTGTATGTATCCACAATTAATTTTTTTTACATATTTTACAGTACGGCATGGAATGATTGTCATTTGCCCCGGGGTATTCGTCGTTTTACCAAACAATTGTCATTTGTCCCGGGTGCCCAAATAAGCATATAAGCGGACACCAAACCATATTCATCACCAAATAAAACAACCACTCCTCTGCCCAAAGCAACCAAAGCAACTAAGCCCCCAATCACCATGGCCGCTACCACCCCCGCCAACATGATCAACTACCAGATCGCGGATTTTAATTTTGTCCGCCGCGAGAAGGTCCACCCCGGATACTTCTCTGGCTACAAGAAGTTCTTCCGCGGAACCAAGTGGCACGTCTTCCTGGCCCCTGCCAATGACCTCGGCTACTCCCTTGTGGACGCCAAGTCTCGCGGTGTCAACAATGGCCTCTGGGACGTCCCCGGTGTTTATGAGTTCGCGGTGGCCAAGTCCCCCGGTGCCGATCGCTACAAGACATACATTGGAACCACCAAGAGCGTTCGCGATCGCCACGGGAGCTATCTGCGCGACGGTGACCACATCGCCAACTTCCTTGATGCTGCGGTCAAGAACGGGCTGTTTGTGATGCGCAGGATCCGGTATATCATTCCCAAGCCCGAGCTCCCCCCTCATCAGACCGAGCTGGCAGCTGTTGTGGCCGAGCAGACCGAGACTCGCTTCCTGGGAAAGTATAACTACGCCTGGAACTCTCGCCAGAACGGAAACGTGGCAATGACCAGGATGCCGGTCAAGAAGAGCTTCCTGTGCATGTTCTCCAGAGTCAAGTGGCTGAGGAACAACGAGGCCAACAAGTTTGCCGCTCGTTAAAATCGCTCTTTTTTTATGATATAGTATAGTATATACAAGGGTATATCAACAAAATTAACAACTTAACAAAAAAAAGAACCCCCAACATGTCGCATATATGTGACAGGCCGTGTGGGCTCAAAACACAGACTGTCAGTGGTCTTAAACACTGACTGGTGGAGCTCCAGGGAACCCCTCCCGGTAATAAATAACTTAACAAAATCAAAAACAAGAACAACACCCCCGCTCGCTTAGCTCAGTGGTAGAGCAACGGTCTTATGAGCCGTGTGTCGCGGGTTCGACCCCCGCAGTGAGCAAAGTCGGTGGACTATAAAACACAACTCGCGATGGCGCAGTGGTAGCGCGGCAGACTGTAAATCTGTCGGTCCTTGGTTCGAATCCAAGTCGTGAGAAGCCGGCGGGCTCAAAACGCAGACTGTCAGTGGTCTTTAACACTGACTGGTGGACAGCAAAGCCGGCGGGCTCAAAACGCACTGGCAGAATCGGTTAGTCAGGTCTATACCGGAAGACTTAAGATCTTCTCCTCTTACGAGGGCGTGGGTTCGAATCCCACTTCTGCTACTGCCACGTGGGCTCTAAACACAAAGGCTTTATAGCACAGTTGGGAGTGCGCACGACTGAAGATCGTGAGGTCCCTGGTTCGATCCCAGGTGAAGCCAAGCCATGTGGGCTCTAAGCACATCGCCAACGTGCCCGAGTGGTTCAAGGGGACCGACTCAAGATCGGTTAGACGTTCGTCTGCGCAGGTTCGAACCCTGCCGTTGGTACCAGCCCGGATAGCTCAGCGGGTAGAGCGCAAGGCTCTTAACCTTGTGGTCGTGGGTTCGAGCCCCACTTCGGGCACTGCCGCGTGGGCATAAAACACACCGATCGTGTGGCGCAATTGGATAGCGCGTCAGACTTCTAATCTGAAGGTTGCGGGTTCGATCCCCGCCACGATTGCCAGGACCTGTAATTTAGTGGTAGAATATCAGCCTTCCAAGCTGGATGCCCGGGTTCGATTCCCGGCGGGTTCAAGTCGGCGGACTTAAAAACGCAAGGCCTTGTGGCGCAATGGTAGCGCAGCTGACTCCAGATCAGAAGGTTGCAAGTTCGATTCTTCCCTAGGCCAAGTCGGCAGACTATAAATGCCAAGACCCTATGGTGAAACGGTTATCACAGGTGGCTGTTAACCACCCGTTCACAGTTCGATTCTGTGTGGGGTCGTAGACTCGGTGGCGCAGTCGGTAGCGCATTTGCTTAACACGCAAAAGGCCCAGAGATCAAAACTCTGCCGAGTCATATGCTTCCGTAGCTCAGTGGCTAGAGCGCTCGCTTAGTAAGCGAGAGGCCGGGAGTTCGATCCTCCCCGGAAGCAAGTCATGCGGACTATAAATGCAAAGACCCTATGGTGAAACGGTTATCACAGGTGGCTGTTAACCACCCGTTCACAGTTCGATTCTGTGTGGGGTCGAAGCTTCTTTAGCATAGTGGCTATTGCGCATCCTTCGTAAGGATGAGGTCGCAGGTTCGAATCCTGCAAGAAGCAAAACACAAGATGAATATGTCGATATAGATCAAAACAATCATATCAACAAATTGTAGTATAATATAAACTCGTAAACAAACATATGCCACATGTAAATGGGATTTATTTACATACTGACTTTTCCTAACATGAAATCATACGTAGGGCAAACCACAAGACGGTTATCAAAACGTTTTTCCGAACACAAACAAAATGATAGTAATTGTATCTTATTAAAACGAGCTATTGATAAACACGGGTGGGGTAGTATTACTATCATAACGAATGAGATGGCAGATGATGAGCTTGATGACCAAGAGGAATTTTTAATCAATTCTCTTAGAACACTTTCGCCGAATGGTTATAACTTACGAGAAGGGGGGTCTAGAGGTAAGGATAGTCAGGAAACACGTGAACGGAAAAGCGAGGCAATGAGAGGAAGGATGAAATCAGAAGAAGCTAGACAGAAAATAAGGATTGGTGTTTCTGGTGAAAATAATAGTAATTTTGGGAAACTCGGTGGAAAACATCAAAGTTCCAAAAACATATATCAATATTCTTTGGATGGGGTATTTATAAAAGAATACGGCGGTGCTAGAGAAGCTGCTAGATGTATTGGAGGCCTTCAAAGTAATATATCAAGTTGTGCACGTGGAAAAATCCCAAGCGCATATAGATTTGTATGGAGTTATACTACCGAATGAGCTTCTTCAAAAGCTTCTTCTCTGACTCGTCCATCTTGTCGTAAAACACCCTGAGTGACTGGACGTCGTTCGAATATACCACGACTGGTTTGACATTTCCTCTATTGGTTACTCTCGCACGCACGTAATCCCCGTTCGTCTTAGAGCGAGCCGTTATAATAGAATCCGCATATCGCTGCACCTTTTCCTGATACTTGTTATCGCGGAATTCTGTGATTTTCTTCGGCACATACTTATCCGGGAGGACAATAGCTCTTCCGAAATCAATTACCACGACGTCCTTGTCTTTCGTAATCATCATATTGTTGCAGTGAAGGTCCGCGTGGAACACATTGTGCTTCCATAGCTCAAACACAGCTTTCTCAATTTTTTTGAAAATATCCGCGGTGATGTCAATGTCGCACATAGGTTTCCCGTCAATATACGAGCTTATTTGCCACGCAATGTCTCCGACGAACCCAGCGGCGTATAATTTGCTCGATATCTTGCTTCTAGACAGTTTAGAGTGAATATTTATCTCGTGGCGTATGGCTTCTTTCTGCTCAGGCCCGTCTATCTTTTGAAACTTAATGACGGAAAGAGGACCGTTCGTGGGGATTTTACCAAGATTTCCAACGACGCCCTTGGACCTGGGGAGAACAACTCTCTTCAAGTATTCCACATACTTCTCAGATGGTTTGAACTTGTACACAGAACCGTACGAACCCTTGGCAATGAACTTGAGAATAGGCCCGCCGAACAGAGACGGTATTTGATCCAGCGTTATGAACATATTTTTTGTAGAAATATCCGTTGGTGTGCTCATAGTTTTCACCCGCAACTCTTGGGATTTTTTCCGAGGGAATATGCCGAATATCTTCTTGCACACCGCGTCTCGACAATATTCATGAGCCTGGAATGATTTCGACCGTTCAGGTTCGGGGTACATTTATATATCCGTATATTTTTTTAGATTTTGTAAGAAATAAAGATTTATTACAAAAGCTGTTTTATGAATGCAATCAGTAACCGCCATAGCCGCCACCACCGAACATACCGCCACCCATGCCACCCATCATGCCATTTCCACCGATCAGGGTGAGCAGGACCGCGACACCCACAACACCGTAGTAGATCTTCTGGTACAGCTCCCAGTCACCCACCATGAAAGGGTTCTGGCCAGCCTTGGCACGAGGCCATTGAGACTTGGGACGCTCAGTCATTTTGCCGACCTGGAAAGCCGCAAAGTACGCGAACAACAGTATGAAGGTCTTGATGGTCGCAAACATAGACATTTTGAGTATATAATATTACAAAACATTATTTTTTCACAACTATCGGGGGAAAAATATAGGTATATATAAATGTATCCGAAACCAACGGAATCCAACACCTCAAGAGGTCATGCGTATTGCAAAGATGCCGCATGCTCAAAGGTTGTAGGAATAAAGCCATTAAAAACGTCAAAGGTGTTAAAAAAAACAAAAGAGATCAGATTTAAATCCAACGCTCCTCAGTTACCCAAGGCAACATTATCGAGGGATGATATGCGCACGTTGTTCGGCGGCAATGCACTCCAATTCGTGTCCAAGGGGTCGTTCGGATCTGTGTATAAATTTGTGGCGACGGCCAAGTATATCCAATATTTAAAAACAATTGTTCTTCCTAAGACCAAGACCCTTATTGGGAACATAGACAAAATTCCCGTGGGGCGCATGTCTATTATAAAGTTTCAGACGATAAACTATGACCCCGATGAAGATGGCCCGGACGAAGCTGCCAATGTGCACGAGATGAAAATTCACTCTAAATTATCCAGAAGCAACATATCCAGCAAGTTTTACGTCGGCGGAATCATCGAGAATTGGTCGTGGCAGATAAGTTCCTTCATGGATGGACCTAACTTATGCAACGTTGATATCACTGAAGATATATTCAAGAAGGTAGAAACAGTTATATTCAAATTGTGGAAGAACGGGATATATCATGGAGACGCACACTGTGGTAATTTCATACTTTCTAAAAACAATGTATTCGTGATCGATTTTGGAAGAGCCATCATTCTCCCGCAACGTTATATTCCCAAGACACTGACTGAATTTCGAGACTCTAAATATCAGGATAGAGTCCAACGGTATGCGGATACTGTAGTTACAAAACGTGCTATGCTTAATTCAGGATATGTATGGAATAGGAAACCAACCGCGCAGAATCCCAAAAAATATATAGTGGCATATGCTGATAATGTACAGGCGCTCCGCGTGTTTCACGACAGGATAGAAAAGAACAAACTATAGATCAACTTCGGCTTCCTCGTCTTCGTCCTCCTCGTCTTCGTCATCGTCGTCTTCATCGTCTTCGGCTTCTCCAAGTCTGCTCTCTACTTCACGCGCGATGCCCTGGACAAGGTTCTCCAGAGTTATCCGAGTCCTCACATCCCGCTTGGGGAGTTCCGCGCGGCACATCGCACATGCTTTGTTGCCTTTAACATACCACTCGTGGTCGCACATCTTGTGCATTTTGGTCTTGCAGCATGGCATAGTCACCGAGTGCATTTCGCAACATGTTTCCATGCAGATAGGGCAATCAACCGTCGCGAGCTTCTCAGGGTTTGATGTAAATTCGCAGAAGTAACACATGTCGCCGCCATCGGAGATCAGGTGCTTGGCACACGGGCAGATGACCGTCTTGTAGATCTGGTTGACGAAATCCGCAAACTCTTTCAGGTCCTCCTCCTGCGGGGTCCTGCGGTCGAGCTCAAACTCTGCAAAACAAAATTCGGTCTTTTCTTCGTCGACCCAACCCATAGCATCCGCGACGTTTTCCAGACACCCTGCAAGAATGTCGTCATCTTCGCCAACTTTAACAATGACTCCGACATTCATGAAGTGTCCTATACCCCCCTCGGGGTCATTGCGGATAACGATCTTGAACTTATCGGTAATGTTCGAGAACATGAAGCTCCCGTCAACCGCATTGTGCAGCCTCTTAAGCACGCTCCAAGCCTTATTGTGATCTGAGACGATTGCCATATTCTTTAATTTATATTATAATACCTACGAAAGATCGTCTTATCTACCCTTGTGTGTCAATATGAGACCATTGTCGGGTTTTATAAGTAACCATTCGTCTTGTTTTCCGTGGTGATTTTATCTAACGCCTTTTCCGTGTGATTTTCTATTGTTTGGTGACGATGTTTCACATCTTCTGGAACACTATTATGATAATTCTTCGGGTCTTTTACTCGCAATTTCGCAGCATCCTGTAACGAGATCTTCGTCCGTCTGTTTCCTCGTTCCGTTTCTAAAAAATCACTCACGCCAACCGCAGGAGGTCGCAAACACAACGCGTCTACGGCTTCGTGTGTATATGTCTGTATAGCCTTTTTCTTTCCCATTACACGTTCTGTTCCGTCCGGAAGCTTTTCAATGATTTTCTTGTCGCGTTCTATCAAAGCCCCTGGAAGTTTCTTGGCGTCTCGTGTGAACATCAGCATCTTCCCAGGCATCGTGGCGATTTGTTCGGGAGTTCTGAAACCAAGGTGCCCGAGCGTTTCTAGGTATTCCACAAAGTCTCCCTTGGTCGTCCGTTCCGGCAGTACCAGGGTTAGATTTGTGATACTATTGTCCGTTATGTTAACGGTACTATTGTCAATGCTATTGTCAATGATTTTATCCC